TTTCCTCCATTGCATGTGTAGGTGCCGCTCATGTACCACGGCTTCCACGGACACCAGCCACGGCGGTCGGCGTCTTCGTAGATCTGTCGGGCGATCAGCAGATTGACCGCGGGATGCTGTAAGTCCTCTTTCGTGTAGCCGAGCTCAAGGACGAGCGGCGCCCAGGTGCGCCAGTTGACTTGTGTGAGGCCGTGGTCGCCGGTGTCTGACACTTGTGTCGGGTCACAACGGGACTCGCGCCACATCACTTCATCAAGGACGGGCAGGTCGTCGATCTCCCAGCCCATCGCTAGCGCGTGTCCAAACCATTGCTCACACTTTGCGGTGGCGATGTTGCGCTGGTATTCCGCGGCCTCTGTCGGCATTTCCAACGGGTCGCAGTTCAACGGAATGATCGCCATAACAGCGATCCATAACAGTGTCTTCATTTTGTCCTCCAGATCGGGTCGGGGTCCGATAGGGACAGTATGCGGATTTTCCGCTCGTTAGTCAAGCCATACCAAATAGGATGCCGTGACGCGGCCGGCCTCTGGGTCGACGTAATGCAAACGCTGGCTCGGGTGGCCGGTCGCGGCCATGAACTCCTTGGCGTACACATTCTCCGATTCTGGCGAACCGGTGACATAGATCTGACCGCCGTTCGCCATCGTCAACGTCATCGGCGTATGGAAGTGACCCATGTACACATCCGAGAATGACTCGGGGATAACGCCGGTCGACCATTGGTTGCACTTGCGGAGAATGCCGAACGCTGGCGTATTGCCACCGAATGACTTGATCTCGTCGCCATGCACCAGCAGAGCGCCGTAGTTCCCGATCTCGACGATCTGGTACCAAGCCGGCGAGGTTTGCCAGGTGACGCGGTCGTCCTCGAGGCGGTCCCCAGCGATCTTGTAGGCGACGCGGTCAATGTTGTCAGCTCCTGGCATATCGCCTTTGCGGCCAAGCCGGCCGTGGTTGCCGTATTCGCAGGTCACAGTGACATGCTCGAAGATGGCGAGCATCCGGCGGACAAAGTCTTCCATCAGGCCGGCGGTGGCAAACAGCTGCTCGAACAGGTGCGCTTCGACTTCGTACGGTTGCCCTGGGAAAATGCCTAAGCCTTCGACCATGTCGCCGCCGAACATGACATGCGCTTCTTTGACTGGATGATCAGCCCGCTGAATCTCGGTCATTGTGCCGATCTTCTCAGCGAACCGCATGATCCGTTGCCGGCAGGTGTCGATGTCGTAGTCGGAGGTTTGTTTGCCGAGCTGCCAATCCGTCGCATGGATCAGCGCCACCTCGGGGTTCTTGCGGCGCTGGTCGGTCTTAGGTTTGGGAACGTCACGGGCTCGTCCAAGTGTGACGGCCGCATCTTTCGCCGCCTGATAGACCGCTTCGACAATGGCTTCTGACTTGGCGTGAGCTTTGCGAGTGGCGCGTTGCTGTCTGACAAGAGCGTCGCGGAGCTCCTGCAGCTCTACTTCTTGGTCGAAGTCATCGAGCATAAGCCCGTCGCCATTGTGCGATCGGATACTCAGAGAGCTCGTATCCCCACTTTGTCAGCACCGCTTTGATGGTCGGCGTGCTGTAGGTGAGATCGAGGAGCGCGGTGCGGAGCGCTTCGGATCGTTCGGTGTCGAGCTCCTCAAGGATCTTCTCGATCTTCGGGGTTGGTGGCTTCGGGCGTGCGGCGTCGAAGTCTGACATGTCTGGCACAGTTGCCTCCTGTGTGTGCTAGTTGAACAAAGCCTTCCAAGTCTTAGGTCCGACAATGCCGTCAGCGGTGAGGGCTTGGTCGGTTTGGAAGGCTTTGACAGCGGCCTCAGTTTTGAGGCCGAAGATCGCGTCGACGGGGCCGACGTCGTAGCCGAGCGTCTTGAGCTCACGCTGAATCAGTTTGACGCGATCCTTGGCTTTCGATCCCTTGCGAACTGACTGTCCAGGGTACGAAGGCACCGCGGCCGGCTGAGTGGTCTGTGGCGGGCCGGACACGATGCGCTCCGAGATCGGTGACGCCCAAGTCCAAGTGTCAGGTGTCACCTCGATATGCAGGTGATCGTTCTGTGCTCCAGGCGGACGGCCGATCCAGCCGCGGCCTACTTCCCAATACCGCTTGGCCCAGTAGTCGTGAATGCGCTGAATGCCGAGCACTTCATGATGCTCAATCAGCCACGGGATGACGTCTTGCTCGACACATTCGCGGGACGGTGCGGTCGGGTGGCCGTCATCACGGCGATAACTCAGATCCTGAGCTGCACCAAAAGCGTGCGACGACCAAGCCGTGCCGCCGCGAATCGGACGCCGGCCATAACAGCCAAGGTTCCAAAATCCCCAACGCTCCTCGAGGTACTTGCGGATCTGGCGCAGGTTCGGTGAGCAGGTGTCGAACGGGTGGCGTGGCGTGTCCCGTTGCCAGCTGTGGTATCTCACGGCTTCTTTCCGATGATCGGGGTCACTTCGTCGCCTCGACGGGCCGCGATGCCGTTTCCGACGGCGTAGCCGGCGATCATGCCGATCAGGCCGGTGCCGGCTTCGTTTGAGATCGAGTCGGTCATCAACAGAAGCGTGACACATACCAGTGCGACAAGGGCAATCATTGCTTTAGACGGGTTTGCGATGTTCATCTCTGTCCAATCCACAAGCAGAAGACGACGAGGACGCTCATCACTAAAGCAAGAACGGCCGTCTTTCCGTCTTCGCTGGTGACGATCACGGCTCGAGCTCCGGTTCAAGCGGCGGCAAAAACTCGTCGATGGCTGGGTCGTAGGTGTAACCGATTCCTGCGTAGACGCCTCGGAAGTTGCCGTTGTACGAGGTTTGCAGCCACGTTCCTGGAAGGCCAAGTGTGTCAGCGATAAACGCCTGTCCCTGTTGCTCGTTGTCGGGTGCAGGATCAGGGCAGTCGGTGTCGCTGATGACAATGACCTCGACTACCGTGTTGTTGTCAATGCGCGCGAAGTGTGCCATATCAGACCTCCACTCTTACGATCACGACGCCGGAACCACCAGATCCAGCATTGCCGCCAGCTCCTGAGGCGTAGCCAGCGCCACCGCCACCGCCACCTGTGTTTGCGGTTCCTGATGTTGCGGCTGTGTTGTCGCTAGATCCTGCACCGCCGCCGCCGGTTCCTCCAGTTCCAGCGGTGCCGCCGGTGCGGGTACCGCCACCGCCGCCACCAGCTCGAGTGGTGGCGACGTTGTCAATGCTTGACGAGGTGCCGTTGCCGCCGTTGCCGCCAACGCTTGACGCGCCGTCAGCGCCGACTGCGCTAGCGCCACCGCCACCGCCACCGCCGCGGGTGCCAGAGATTGAACTGGCGCCGCCGTCGTTGCCTTGTCCTGGTGTGCCAGCGCCGCCGTTTGCGACGACTCCGGTACCGGCCCCGCCGCCGGAACCTCCCGCGAAGCCTGCAGATCGTGTCGCTGAACCTGCGGCATGGGCGCCGCCGCCACCGCCGCCGACGCCGTAAAAGGGGCCGACGCGCGAGGCTGAACCATTGCCGCCACAGTTCCATCCGTTTGCGTCAGCCGGTCCGCCGGCGCCTCCGGCTCCAACTGTCACGGTTACTGTTCCGACGTCAAAGTAGGCGCCGGTAACCTCGAGGTAGCCGCCAGCACCTCCAGCACCGCTAGAGAACTGTCCGCCTCCGCCGCCACCGCCAATAACGAGAATGTCAGCGAGGCCAGCCGCATCAAACGTGATCGTGCCGGATGCAGTAAACGTGATGTATTTGTAGTTCTTGCCGCCGCTGGAATAGGTGCCGGTAGCAGTATCGGTAAAGTTGGCGATGCCAGCGCCTCCGACACCAACCCATGCGGACCCATCGTAAACCTCGACAGCGTTGGTGTCTTTGAGGTAACTCATCATGCCCTCAACGAGAACACCGCTAAGCGCTGTCGTGCGAGCGCTGGCGTCGTCGAACCGCATCACGGCTTGCCGCATGAGGTAGTCGTCGACCTGGGCCGCGGTCAGTACCTGCCCAGGTGTGAAGTCGAGAAACCCTTCAGCCATTAGAGACCTACCCAGCTCGAGCCGTCGTACACCTCGACGGCGTTGGTGTCTTTGAGATAACTGACCATGCCCTCAACAAGGACGCCTGACAGGGCTGTCGTGCGAGCTGCAGAATCAGCGAAGCGCATCACCATCTGACCCATCAGATAATCGTCGACCTGCGCGGCCGTAAGCACTTGGCCGGCGGTGAAGTCGTTGAAGCCTTCAGCCATAGACGTTGATCATCCTAGAACATTCAAGGCGTCCAGCACACCATAGACGGGATCGTCCAAGATGAGCTGATAAACGATGGTTGTGGGGCTTGTGTAGAAACGGGCGACATGACCGCCGGCGGTGTCGATGTAATGTTCGACGCCTTCGACCGCGAGTTCTTGCGAGATGTCGCTCAGAGTGTCGCCGTTCACGAACTGTTTCTGTATTGAGATCGTGTCGCCGATGTCGATGGTGGCGACTACATCACGTTGTGCATCGGTCAGTTGCGCGAAAGCAACTTCGACCGCGGTAAACGTGGCTTCTGGCTGAGGGCTAAGCAGATAGTTAGCGAGATCTTGGACGGCGGTGTCGGTGTCAAGTATTGATCCGGTGACTGCTATCGACTGGATAAAATATTCGGCTTGGCTTGCGGCGTTTGATGCGCTCGCGCTCTTGTTGTTTATCGTTGAGACATAGACCAGATTGACGACTTTGTCGGCCCCAAACGAAATGTCGACGTTCCGATAAGGATATTGCGCGCCGTCATCCTTGAAATTTGCAACAGGCGAGGACAGCGTCGCACCGACCCGATTTTCAAAGACCAGCACGCCTTCGCGGTCAATGAACAGGCGGCCTTGTTCTGCGTTGTTGACGAGCTGCAGATAGTCAAGGACAACCTGGCCGAGCTCGAGGTTGTAGTCGCCGCCGCCGCCGATCTCGACCGTGCCGGTCGCGATTGAACGGGCCGCTCCGGACGGATAGTCGACCTCGGGCAGATCAAGCACGGCGCTGATTCGCGCACCGCTGAACTCTTTGGAAAGACTTGTCGTGTCGGTCACGGTTTGAGCGAGCAGATAAAAGTCGTCGGCGCAAGTCACGCTGACGGTGTCGTCGCCGTCAAGACCAAAGTTGTAGTTGTAGTCGATGATTCGGCCGACGAACAGCAGCTCAGCTTCACGATAAAGACGTACTAGGCGCATCGGCGCAAGACCAGGTTTGACGTTGTCTGGGTCGTAATACGGCGAGTCGCTGGCGAACGGGTTGAACACCCCGCCAGCCGCGGTGTCGTCGAGCAGGAACGTCATGGTGCCGGCGCCGAACTGATCTTTGACGTCTCGTCGGCCTCGTTTGATTCGGATGCCTTTGGCGCCGTCGGTGACGTCTGCGAAGTCGGTGAGGCCGTCCAGAACGAACGTGGTGCCGTCTAGAACGCCGCGTACGGCGTCATCGAGCCGGAACCCTCTGACGGGTGCGCCGGTGTCGATTTCAAGCGTGTAATCGCCGGACTGGACGACGGTAGCGGTCACAGCCGGCTGACTCCGATTTGGGCTGAGCCGCTGGTGCGGTTGTAGTTACGGATTGCGGTGACCACGGCTTCGCCGACTTCTTGGGTCGGGTTGATCGTGGATACGTTGATGGTGACGTTCTGGAGCTGTCCGCTGGTGAGGTCGCGGGTTGCGGTTCCGGTGGGCCGAATGTCGATGGTCTGCACGTTGCCGGTACGGAAGTCAAGTTCGTTGGGTGTTGGAATGTAGGTTGAGCCAGGGGCCGCGCCGGTGCTGACTGCTCGTACTTGCTGGAAAGCGTTGAGGACGCGGAGCGCGGAGGCGTAGGCGGCGTCGAGGTCGCCGGTGTCAATCTTGATCTTGAGCTGATCGGCGAATGCCAGGGCTAGGAGGCCGTGAGCGTTCAGCGTTTCGATGATTGAGCGGGTGAGGTCACGCTGGGCTTGCTCGATCTCGCGGGTGCTGGCCTCGGTGTTATTGAGCGTTTCTTTGTATTTGTCAAACTCGGTGCGGAGCTGCTCGACGTCGTCCTCGAGGTCGAGGAGTTCAAGCATCCGGAGGAGTTCGGGGTTAAGTTTCTTGACTTCGTCATAGACCGCGTTGACGGATTTGGCGAGTTCGAGCTGCGCTCCAGCGGCGTCGGTGGCTTCTTTCATCAAGTCTTCAACTGACTTGGCGGTTTGGTCGATTTCCGGATACATGTTTCCGGCGGCGCGTCGGCCCTCGTCGAGGGTTTGGTTCCAAGCGGCCCATTCTTCGTTTACGTCTTCGGTTTGTTTCTGAAGCCAAGTAATGCCGTCGGACAGGCCGTTGATGCCAGGGAGCAAGATTCGGAACGTGCGGCTGGCTTTGTCGCTGGCGCGCTCAAGAGCGACTAGGGCCGCTGTGAATGCGACGAAGGCGACGATCGGAAGAGCGATCGCACCGACGGCGGTGTTGAATGCCCATTGAGCGGCTGTGGCGATTGCTGTGGTCGCGGTGTAGATCTTCATGCCGAAATTGGCCACGACGATTACGGCCGACAAAGCGCCGATTGCGGCGCCGACCGCGATGATGATGTCACGGTTTTCAGCCGCAAACTCTGAGAACTTGATGAGAATCGGGACTAACGCTTCA